ATATCAAAATCATTTCAAGATTATGATGACGATGATCCGGCATTACATCAACGAAAGAATCGTTGGAAGTATTGGGAAGCATTAAAAAAAGTTCGTGTAGAGTACATGGAAACTAAAACAAAGTTTGACGCATATGATTTTGAAGATTACATTGAAAAGAAGTATGGTGTAAAAATGAATATAGTAAATGGTAACATCACTGATGGGTATCTAGTAGTAGACGAAAAACTCTATTTAATATTTTTATTGAAATGGGGATAATATGGCAATAACAACATACACAGAACAATTCAGACAAGCATTTCCCAAAGCCGCAGACTCTTTATGCAGGGATAACACCTATACAAAAGGTGATAGAAAATTCTATCTTAGAGATTGTAGATATCACAAAGAAGATCCGTCTATCATTGTAAAATGGATGAGAAGAAATTTTGGTGAAAGACGCCAAGGTTGGGACTTCTCCTTAGCTGGAGGATGTGTTACAATAGAGTTGTGGGATGATAAATTTATAATAATGTATGAAATGTGGCAAATGTAATGGCAAATGATATAATGATTGACATGGAGACACTTGACACAAGTCCATTTTGTGTTATACTAACTATAGGTGCAGTGAGATTTGATCCTAAAGGCAATGGTGTAGTAGAACGATTAGAATTGCGTCCTACAATTGATGAACAAACTGAAAAATACGATAGGGTTATTAATGAAGATACTATTAGATGGTGGGGAGAGCAGTCCGAAGCTGCAAGAGAAGAAGCAATGGGAGATAAGGGACGTATTTCATATAGCGAATGTATGGAAGCCCTTTATAAGTTTTGTTGGAATCGTCGGGCTGTGTGGTCTAATGGGGCTTCATTTGATGTCGTTGTTGCGGAAACCGCATGGCGTCAACTTGGAATGCGAATACCATGGCCATTCTATACCGTACGAGACACTAGAACGTTGTATGAAGTTGCAGGGGTCAAACTAAGTGATGGGGGACATTCTACCAGTCACAAGGCTGTAGAAGATGCTGAACGACAAGCTATTGTTGTACAAAAAGCATATCGCAAATTAATTAGTGCAGGAGTAATGCCACCGTGAGAATAGATAGTGATATTGACATTGACTTTGGTTCAAGAGATAGACTGCTTGAACTGATTAAACATACCAGCGCAGCAATGCGTAATGTCAACCCTATTCGCAAACATGCTACTGGTGTATATGTTACCCCTATTCCCTATGACCCGATACATGATATAGCAAGTATTGATTATACAGTAGCAGAGAAGCGTGGTTACTTTAAACTAGATTTATTGAATGTTCATGTCTATGAGAATGTTCGTGATGAACAACATCTAGTTAAGTTGATGGTTGAACCTGATTGGAGTAAATTGAAAGATAAATCTTTTGTTGAGAAACTGATTCACTTGAACAATCAATACTACAACCTAGAGAAGATGCCAGAACCCATAGATAGCATCCCAAGACTAGCGATGTTTTTAGCTGTAATTCGTCCAGGTAAAAAGCATTTGATCGGTAAAACTTGGAAAGAAATAGCAAAAACTGTATGGGATAAAGGAACTGATGGATATAGCTTCAAACAAGCGCATGGTATAGCTTATTCGCAGTTAGTAGTTGTTCACATGAATTTGTTAAGGCATTCTCTTAACGAGGGTGATGCTACGGCGCTTACTACGGCGCTTACTTAATTCATTCATACTACACGTTGGACCGTGCACCACTACTAGACTTTTGTTAGTAAAGGTCCTTAAGTAGGGTTTAAAGGGTAACCAATCATCTTTCAAAAACAGATTGATAGGAATTAATCTATTACTTTCCCACCACCAAACTTCTCCTAGTACTAGGAACTTTTCCTTGATTACGGCGTCGGTTATAGCACCATAGTCATATATAGTGGTAACCATGTCATCACGGTTTTGAACAATTCCAACATAATCTTGATTGGCGTATGAACATACTGTAATGAACGGGTGATTTTCTGTCAATCGTTTAAAAAATTCGTTTTGGATCATTATTTTAGTTAACAGCTTATTTATCGGGTAACCAAAGTTATTTAAATTAATATATTATACTAAATATGTTATAGGAGCCTACATTTGTGTATTCAACATCAGTTTTTTATTACGTCCAACGCAACATTGTTGTGTTATTGTCAGGCTATTCACCGAGGAGATTTATGCCAGTCTACGCAAAACCATTAACTTTACATAAGGGAGTGGATAATCAGATCCAGTTTCAATTTTTAAATCAAGAGCAAAAACCTGTTGATATAACAGGAAAGAGTATCACTTGCCGTATATTAAATTACATGGGCAATGAAGTTTTGTTACAAAAGGCATTGACCTTGCAATTTGCTCCAACCGGAATATGTGCATTGATATTAAACGCCGCGGACCTTGAGAATATTGAGGCTCAAAAATGCTATTACACATTAGAAATTCCGGTTAATGAATTTGACTTCCCTGTATTTGTAGATCAAAATGCCGGTGCTCGTGGTGTAATGAATATTGTTAATAGTGTATTACCTAACTTTGTTCCATCATATAGTATCACTATACCTACCGGGCAAGCATTCCCTAACAGTCACGGTTCTAATGGAAGCAGTCTAACATATACTACAAGCGTATTGAGTACAAACAACAATCCAATACTAACTATACAAACTGAATACATTGAATTCTATGGAAATACGACCATTCAAGGTAGCAGTATCGTAGACAACGATTGGTACAACATTGTAACTACAGAAGAAGTATCCAATGTTACGCAAACAGTTGGATATGTTATACAAGGATTTCATCCGTATGTTCGTATGCAATTTACTAGCAATGCGGGTGCAGTAACAAATATATTGACCAGATAATTTGCTTTAACATTATGATTGTGTTACAATCAATAGATGTTTGATATCCTGTCTATATTACCCGGTAAAAAGAAACAAACAAGTTCGGGTTGGACTAGCTTTAATGCTATCTGTTGTACCCACTTTGGTCATAGACAAGATAAACGTATGCGCGGGGGTATCAAGTTTGATGGCACTAACTGGTCAATGCATTGTTTCAACTGTGGTTTTAAATGTAATTTTGTATTGGGTAGAACTATCAGTGCCAAGACTCGGAGTCTATTAGTTTGGTCTGGTATTGATGAACAGCAAGTTAAACGATGGAGTTTAGAGAGTCTACAACAAAAAGACTTGATAGACTTTACACAGCCAAAGAAACAAAAAATAAAAATCAAATTCAATGAACACAAACTTCCCGAAGGTGAGATTGTAGATAGAGATAATCCATTACACAAAGTATATGTAGAATATCTATTAAGCAGGAAGATAGATAGTAATGACTATCCTTTTTTAATCACACCAACTGAAAAAGGTAGGATGGCTAATAGGGTCATTGTCCCTTACACATATAAGAATAAGATTGTAGGACATACAAGTAGATTCTTAGACAACAAAATACCAAAGTATATCAATGAACAACAGCCGGGTTATGTGTTTAACATTGATATTCAGAAACCAGAATGGGCCGTGTGTATTGTCACAGAGGGAATATTTGATGCACTAAGTATTGATGGTGTAGCATTAATGCATAATGATATTAGTAGTGACCAAGCATTGTTACTTAGTACATTAAACAAGCAACTTATATTAGTTCCAGACAGAGATAAGACGGGACTAAGTTTATGTGATAAAGCATTAGAATTGGGGTACTCAGTAAGTTTACCTAATTGGGATGTTGATGTAAAAGACGTAAATGATGCAGTAGTTAAATATGGTAAGCTACCTACCCTGTTAAGTATACTACAGTGTGCAACAAATAGTAAAATCAAAATAGAAATGCAGAGGAAGAAAATTGGCAAAGCAGGAAACTAAAAAGCAGTTAGATTATACAACCGATGTTCAGAAACTGTTTCTGAGAATGATGGTTACAAACGCAGAGTTGTATACCCGTGTCATGAACATTATGAATAGTGAGAACTTTGATCGTTCTCTACGCCCAGTGGCTGAGTTGTTCAAGACACATACAGACAAGTATAGAGTATTACCCGATACAACACAAATCAAAGCAACAACTGGTATAGATATTGAAGCTATCCCAGAATTGAATGACGGACATTATGAGTGGTTCTTTGATGAATTTGAATCATTCACTAAACGACAGGAACTAGAACGGGCTATTCTTAAAGCAGCAGACTTACTAGAAAAAGGTGAGTTTGAACCAGTAGAAAAACTAATCAAAGATGCAGTACAGATTAGTCTACAAAAAGACATGGGTACAGATTACTTTGCTGATCCCAAAGGTCGTATCAACAAATACTTTAACAGTGGTGGACAAGTAAGTACAGGTTGGCCACAGATGGATAAGATTCTCTATGGTGGCATGAGTCGCGGTGAATTGAATATTTTTGCAGGTGGTAGTGGATCAGGTAAATCATTGGTGATGATGAACATTGCACTAAGCTGGTTGCAAGCAGGTATGAGTGGTGTCTATATTACATTAGAATTGAGTGAAGAATTAACAAGTTTGCGTACTGATGCAATGTTGACCATGATGGGTACGAAAGCAATTCGTAAAGATATTGATACAACAGAACTACGTGTCAAGATGGCAGGCAAGAAGTCTGGTAAGTATCGTGTTAAGAATTTACCTGCACAAAGTAATGTAAACGACATTCGTGCTTATTTAAAAGAAGTGCAGATTCAGACTGGTATTAAGATTGACTTTGTAATGGTTGATTACTTAGATTTGGTTATGCCTGTCAGTATCAAAGTCAATCCAACTGACCAGTTTATCAAAGACAAGTATGTTGCAGAAGAATTGCGTAATCTAGCAAAGGAACTTGGAGTATTGTTAGTTACAGCAAGTCAATTGAATCGTACTGCGGTCGATGAGATTGAGTTTGATCACAGTCATATTGCAGGTGGTATTAGTAAGATTAACACAGCAGATAACGTGTTTGGTATTTTCACAAGTCGCAGTATGCGTGAGCGTGGAAAATATCAGATTCAATGCATGAAAAGTCGTAGTTCGACAGGTGTTGGTATGAAGATTGACTTGGAATATGATGTTGAGACTATGCGTATTAGCGATCCTGGAATTGACGGGGAACAGAGTTACACCCCAAAACCAAGCGCAAATGATATTATGAGTACTTTAAAGCCACAAGCCACAGTTACGGATTATACAGTTGATCAAACTACAGGAGAGATAACATTAGAACCGTTAACTAGAACAGTTCATGCTGATGTACAGGGGGCTAAATTGAAATCGTTATTAAACTCATTAAAAAAATGAAATACAAAAAGTATATTATTTCTTTTATTCCGGGATCCTCTGGTAGGTTTGTTTTAGCCATAATGGATAGAATACTTTTGGGATTAGATACTATCATAAATCTTTCCGAAGATAATAGCGCACATGAAAATACTATAAAAATTTGGGGGAATCTAAAATTTGGACTACCAACCCCATCTAATAATTATGAACCATTGGAATCTAATAATACCGATATACACGTATTTCATACTCACATATATCCCAAATTTGATTTAATAAATTCAAGATTTAAAAATGTAGGAATAATTTTAATTAAACCAGATATTCAAGATATGCGTGAAATATTATTCAATAATTTAACAAAAAATAAAAATATAGAATCAATGAACACATTTTTAAAAAACTATTTTTATCCAAATAAAAATATTACAAATACAATGATTGAATTTGAATTTAATTTTAAAAAACATAATAAAATTTTCTTCACTAATGACATATATCCTGATAACTGTTTGGTTATAAAATATAGTGAGATTTACGAAACCACGGGAGAAAAATATCTTTTGATAGAAAAATTGAAAGAATTTACGGGAATTTCTATAGTACCTTCATCTGTCATTACTGCTTGCAAACAATATACTTTTAATCGCAACGAAATCGTAAAACAGCACGGTTTACGATAAATACAAGTAGGATAATTATATGCAAAAACAAACCCGCTCCCTATTGCAGGAATTAGAAGCACTCGGCAATAATCGTGATACAAGTCACATTATTGAAAGTAGGGCTCATAATATTATAACCAGTGCTATTAATTTACTTGAGTTAATTAGTAAGCATTACCCTGAGGAACAGGCACAGATATTAGAGCGAAAGCTATTGAGTGCTATTAAGAGCAAAGACCAGCAGAGATTTTCAAAATCTTTAAGGAAAAACCGTGAACCTATCTGAATCGTTAGCAATACTTAGAGACAAAGTAGATAAGATTGCCTTGCTAAAAGAAGATAAGGGACACCTAGATCATCCAGAAGATTTGATATTTTTGGGGGGTAGTAGTGGTGCAAACCGTGCGTTACAAGCAGCAGTTGCTACTGTAAAGAATCCTAAAACTGTTACTATTAAGTGGGATGGATATCCTGCATTGATATTTGGACGTAATAGTCGTGGTAAGTTTTCTATTATGGACAAGCATATGTTCAATAAAAAAGACGGATCAGGTAGACAAGTATTCAGTCCGGAACAATTTGTTCAATATGACCAGGCTAGGGGAGTAGACCGTTCAGGATTACATGCATTGATGGCAGAGATATGGCCTGGATTAGCAAAAGCATCTAGCGGTAGCAAAGGCTATTATTGGGGAGATTTGTTATTCAGTCAGCCACTGCAAGAAAAGAATGGTATGTACACATTCAAAGCAAATCCAAAAGGTATAACATATACAGTTGTTGCTGATAGTGATTTGGGTAAGTTGATGGCTGGCAAGCAAGCTGGAATTGCGGTACATCAATATCTAGCACCTAATGCTATGACAACAGATGATGCTACCTCATTAGACGGTAGTATAGGATCATTAAAGAATGATAGTAATGTTGCAATCGTTCCTAGTGCTATGCCAATCACTCCCAAGATGAAAATAGATACATCTTTAGTTAAAAGTACTCAAAATGCTATTAAAATGTACGGATCACTAGTAGATCAATTTATGGACAATGCGCCACAGGCACGTAATACGTTTAATCAATTATTTACAGTATTCATTAATAAGCGAATCGTAGAGGGTAACTTAAATGATTTAGCACAGGGTTTTATGGATTTTGTCAAAACTAGACCCATGACTGAACCAATGAAGAAAAAATTGTTAGGATATACTACGTTAGATCCAAAAACAAATAAAGAAGTACCTGTTCCTGGATACTTACAACAGAATGCAGAAGCTATTAAAGGTGCATTTACCATTTGGGTAGAAATGTACAATTTAAAAATGTCTATTGTAGAACAATTAAATCAAGCTGCAAAAGCTAGTCCTGTTAAAGGACAACTAGATGACGGTACAGAAACACATGAGGGTTTTGTATCCAATGGCTTAAAATTTGTTGATAGAATGGGATTTAGTCGGCAAAATCTTGCCGGCCGCTAACCCAAATCCGTGTTTTTTTTACTTCTGGCATAAATAAGTGTATGAAGCAGTAGGCTTCAACTTATTAAAAGGCATTATAAAATGGCACAATTTACAAAAACAAACGGTGACTTTCTACCGGTAATCAACTTTGACTCACCAGCATACACAAACAGTGGTGCAAACGCAGTTAGTTCTGCGGCAACAGTTCAACCACAAGGTCCTAAACTAGACTTCTTCACAGTTACAGCAGCATCTTCTGGTGCATTGTCAGGTACTCAAGTTAGTTTAATTATCCAAGCTACACAACAATTAGCTACAGTTTATATCTATGAGTTCACAACTGCAGGTCCTGATACATTAGCAATGGCTGTGTACCCAACTGGTGCATGGACTACAGCAACATTGCAAGCTGCATGCCGCGCAGGCTTAACCGCAGGCGGTGCTGCTAATGCAGTAGTTGCTTCAGCTACAGCTACATTCACAGGTTAATCAATATCTGTCTAAAAGAACCCTAGATTTTCTAGGGTTTTTTTACCTCTGTTAAATACTAGTATGAGTTACACAATCACTTGTTATACCTTATTTGATATTACACAGACTAATGTACTCAACCGTCACCGTCCGGATATGAATCAGGAATTTAGATATAAACGTAATACACAAAGTAATTTTGATACAGTACAGCAAGCTATTTCATTGCGTAGTCAGCCTGAAAATGTTCTAACTCCAACAAAAACATTGATACGATTTGATGAATTTACAGATTTTGGATTTTTGTTTGAACAAGAAGAAGATGAAACATATCCTTGCTGGTCCTTTAATTTTGAGGTACGGCACCCAAGTGTTTTTTATGATGGGGTGAGCGAATTGGGAGCATTATATAATGATTGTGACCGTGTTCCAATGATTAAATGCAGGACAGAATGGGATAAACTTCCATCATTCTTAGATTCGAGTGATGAATTAAGAAACATATATTTTAAAGTATTAACAAATGATTAGTGATAAACTACTACAAAAATTTACAAAAACTATATCCAATCAAGAAATGGAAAAGTTAAGCGAATTAACTATAATTCAAGGACCTAATGGTTCTTATTTTCTATTCAATCAATATTCTATTAAAAAGAATAACGATTGTTACATTGTAGAAAAAGATAATATTGCCGGGGTCAAAACATTTAATGTATTAAAAAATGCAGTATCATGGTGTACATTTGATAAAAGGAATAGTATCTACGAATCTAACCGTATACTTGATTTAGATACTAGATTAGCTAGTGTGGATAGTGAGATTCAGGTTCATCAGAAACTAGTAAAAAAAGCTAAAAATTTAGAAGAAAAATTAATTTACTTAGCCAAATTAGGTGAAGAAAAAATGGAACGCAAGCAGATATCCGAAGAATTAGCAGGATATGTGAATAGTTCTAAAATTTGGCAAGAAAAGCGATTTAACAAATCCGTATAATAAAGAAAGAAAAGATAAATATATTATATATTTCTCTGGAATACAACTATGAAACTAACCGAATTAAACAACAACCGCCGCTCTTTCTCTACTAAAGTATTGAAAGAACAGTATGAAACCTCATTTAACGTAGATAGCATGAGTATGTCATCTACCCGTACTATGCTTCAAAAAGTACGCGGACTATTGAGTGAATCAAAGCAATCTCCTGACTATCACAATAGTCAAACATCGAATTCTTACATGAAGTTAGTGTTCATGGAGCAAGCACTTAGCGATCACTACAACGAACTACGTTCACAACCTCAGCCACGCATCATGGTTGAGAACGAAGAAGTTGAGAAGTCACAAGTTGTACTAGCGGCACAGGACATGGTAGATCAAATACAAAAGATGCTTGAAGATGTTGGTCAAATGCAAGTTAAAGAATTGCCAGCATTAGTATCAAGTATTGAAAGTGAAATTGGTGTTAATGAAAGTCAAACATATAATGATTCAGTTTCTGGACAACTAGATACATTATCCGCTTCATTAAAAGAAGCATCAAGTGCATTGAAGAATGCATTGAATGGTCTTACCGGTCAAGCAGTGGATGCAGCATTTGATGCTGGTGCTGATTTAGGTGCAGAAGCTGGTATGGACGCTGGTATGGATGCAGATGCAGATATGGGTGCTGGCATGGATGCTGGCATGGATGCTAGTGCAGACATGGGTGCTGATATGCCCCCCATTGAAGAACCAGAAATGCCACCAACAGGCGGTGTTGGTAGAGCAAAGAGATAATATGTTTCTTTTTGAACTTGCTGATCCGGCGAGTGCTAAACTTATCGTTCTTGTTAATCAACTTAAAACTGATTTAGATAACGGTATAATAGATCCTAGTAGTTACACAACGGACGAGTTTTTAACTTACCTGCAAGATAAGGGAGATATCGTTTTAGATATCACCGACTTGTATGATATGATTAAAAACCCTCCATTGAATAACGTTATATCTAATATACAAGGTGATAAAGTAATATTCAAAGGGCACGATGAGACACCGCCTGACATGGATCAAACACAAAGTCAACAAGTGGTAGGTAAAATGGCACAAAGTGCTATGCCAACAAAATGATAACAGTTACAGATAAAGCAACAAACAAAGTAAAACAAACCCTTGCTAAAAGAGGTAAAGGATTAGGAATCAGAATAGGTGTAAAAACAACAGGCTGTTCTGGTTTAGCTTATGTTCTTGAATATGTTGATCAACCAATATCAGATGATATAAAAATTGATTGTGATGGGTGCTCACTATATATTGATCCAAAGAGCAGTGCTTATCTTCAAGGGATGACAATAGATTATGTCCGCAATGGACTTAATGAGGGTTTTGAATTTCTTAACCCCAATGAACGTGATAAATGCGGATGCGGAGAAAGTTTCCGAATCTGATTGACATTACTATTATAATTGACTATAATTGACTATAATGTACAATCCAAACAAATACAACTATGTACCCATGAGTAGGGTAGAAATCGAAGGTAAACGCAGATATGCTACGCCAGACGGCGAGAAACTTCCAAGCGTTACAACAATACTAGACGCAACCAAATCAGAAGAAAGTAAACAAGCATTACAGAACTGGCGTAAACGAGTTGGTGTTCAAAAAGCACAAGCAATTACAACTGAAGCAGCAGGTCGTGGCACACGTATGCACAAGTTCCTAGAAGATTATATCAAGACAGGCATCGTTACTGAACCAGGAAGCAACCCCTACAGTATACAAAGCCACAAAATGGCAAAGCAAATCATTGAACAGGGGTTAGTAAAATGTAATGAATATTGGGGGACAGAAGTTCCTCTATACTTCCCTAAAATCTATGCAGGTACAACTGATTTGTGCGGAGTACATGATAGTAGTGATGCTATTATGGACCATAAGCAATCTAACAAATTCAAAAAACGTGAATGGATCGATGATTACTTTGTTCAGTTAGCAGCGTATGCTAATGCACATAATGAAGTACACGGTACCAAGATACGCAAAGGTGTCATTTTTATGTGTACTGCTGATGTTGTTTATCAAGAATTCATCATTGAGGGTACTGAGTTTGACAAATATTCTGACATGTGGTTTAAGAGGGTAGAACAATACTACATGAAATTCCTATAGCAGTTAAGTCAATATTATGATAAATAAGTGTAAACGTGAAGAATTACACTTATGGCTATAGTACAAATCAGTAAAATCCAACAAAGAGCAGGTAATCTAGTTGACTTACCACAATTAGATAATGCTGAGTTCGGCTGGGCAACCGATGAAAATAGATTATTTATCGGTAGGACCGGCAATAACTACTCTGATGAAAATATTGAAGTATTAACTTCATATTCTAATATTAGTTTTAGTCAAATTGATGGTAGTGATGGTGGTAACTTTAATGTCACTTCTGCAATTAACGGACAAATATTAGCGTATGTATCAAGTACTGATACTTGGGAAAACTATACCGGATTAAATTCTCAATTTGACGGTGGTAAATTACAATTAGGAAATGTAGCAAATATTTCAATGATCGGTGGTGCTATTGGATATGTACTACAGACAGATGGATTAGGTAATTTATCTTGGGTACCAAAAAGTACACTATACACCCCTATTATAAATTTAACAAATAATACTAGTGGTAATATCATTACAATGAAAGTTGCCAATACCACTCCATATACAAATGGACAGTCAGTTACTATTTCTAATGCAAACATTACAAATTCATCAGCAAATTCAAATATTAACGGAAGTTCCTTTTATGTAAAACTTAATGGAGATTATGCTAATTCGGGTAATGTAGTATTATATACCGACCTATCATTAACAATCACTGCAAATGGAGCCGGCTTATTAACATATGGCGCAAATTCCGGTGTTGCTACAGCATCATTAGGCGGAACCGGTTCAGGTGCAGTGGGTGGTTCAAATACTACTGTTCAATTTAATGATCAAAATATTTCCAATGGTGTAACATCATTTACATTTGATAAATCTACTACCACACTAACAGTTTCGTCTGGTAATATTATTGGCGCTAATATCAATGCGACTTCAACAATTACCGGTCCTGTTTTAGTTTCAAATATTGCTAATGGTACTGCACCATTAACAGTAATAAGTAAAACATTAGTTCCCAATTTGTTTGTAGCACAAGCTAATGTTTCTGAATATGCTAACACATCATTAACAAGTACTGGTACTTGGTATCCTATATTTGTTAATGCAACCTCAGGTAATTTAGCACAGGGTGCTAACGCAAACCTATCATTCAATGCTGCTACGGGAAATTTAACTACCACATTACTAAATGTAACTAGTAATGCTAATACTGGTAATTTAGGTACAAGTACGTTAGTTGCTACAACAGGTAATATCACTACTATCAACAGTGGATTGATGAAGAATAGTACAAGTAATATTACCATTACATCTGCCGGTAATGTTTCTACGTTTATTGGTGGTAATGCTACTGCTCAATTTGTAGTTACCTCAACTGGTGCAAATATACCCGGTACTGCTAATGTGGTAGGCAATGCTAACGTTGGTAACTTAGGTACAGCAACAGCAATAATTACAACAGGTAATATCACTACTATTAATAGTGGATTAATGCAAAACGGAAATAGCAATATTACCATTACTGCTAATGCTAATATCTCTCACTTTGTCACTGGTAATGCTACTAGTCAATTGACCGTAACTGCAACTGGTGCAAATATACCCGGTACGGCTAATGTTACTGGCAATGCTAATGTTGGTAATTTAGGAACATCACAAGTATTGGCAAGTGCTAATATAACTACACCACAATTCATATCTAATGTAGCGTCCGGTACTGCTCCACTAGTGGTAACAAGTCCTACCCGTGTAGCAAATTTAAATGTTGATCAATCTAACATAGCAAACTATGCCAACGTAGTTACTCAGACAACAGGCACCTTCTATCCAACAATGGTCAGTGCTAACTCAACTGCTAATTATCAGTTAGGTAGTAATGCTAATTTATCATTTGCAGTTAGTACGGGCACATTGAGTGCTACATTGTTCTCCGGGAATGGTAGTTCATTGACAGCGATAGCCGGTGCAAATATTACAGGTATTGTGCCAAACGCCAATGTTGCAACATATGGAGCGGTTACTGCACAATCATCTGGTATTTACTACCCAATTTTTGTAAATGCAAGTACAACTGGAAATTATGCCCACGCAAGTAATGCAACTATTAGTGCTAATTTAGCAAATGGTGCAATTATTGCTACTACCTTTACTGGCGCACTAAGTGGTGCAGCAACTACAGCTGGATCTGTAACAACTAATGCACAAGGCAATATCACTAGTGTTGGCACATTAACATCATTGTCTGTTACAGGTAATGCTAATGTAGGTAACTTAGGTACAGGTGGTTTAATTGTTGCAACCGGTAATATTACAGGTGGCAATCTTGTAACAGGTGGAGTGTTATCTGTGACAGGTAATATATCAGCAGGTAACATTAATGCTGGTAACTTATTAACAGCAAACTATTCAACAGCAGTAATAACAACTGCTGCTCAACCTAATATAACAAGTGTAAGTACATCATTTACTAATCTTACATTTGCTAATGCACAAACTATAAGTGGCAATAACATGACACTTACAACAGGTGCAAATACATTACTTGGAACTATTACCGGTAACTGGTCATTAAGTGCAGGAAGTAAATTGCAAGCAACCTACGCTGACTTAGCAGAATACTATGAAGCAGACAATGAATATGAACCAGGCACCGTATTAGAATTTGGCGGTGATAAAGAAGTTACACTAGCACAAGCCATGACACCAAGAGTAGCAGGCGTAGTGTCAACTAATCCTGCTTATGTAATGAATTCAACCTGTAAAGGTGAACATATTGTAGCAATTGCTCTACAAGGGCGTGTTCCATGTAAAGTACGTGGAACTATTCGTAAAGGTGACTTGTTAATAAGTGATGTTGGTGGATTTGCTAGACCCTCATCAATTCCATTAATGGGCACTGTAATTGGTAAATCACTAGAGAACTTTGAAGGCGAAGGCGTTATTGAAGTTGCAGTTGGCAGACTTTAATAATAAATAAGATATAGGAATAATAAAAATGACAACATACGCATATACAGCAAACATTGCAACCCCAGCAGCTTCAGCAAATATTGCAACCGATAAAGTAAGAATAGCTACTTCTAATGCAGCTATTCAATATACTACTAGTTACCCTAATGTAGCATTAACTGGAAATGTAACATGTGCTACAAATAGTACTACAGTAACCGGAGTAGGAACGTTATTTCTAACAGAATTAGGAATTGGTTATTGGATTGGTAATACTACTGGAAACTCAGCTGGCATTGTTAAAGCAATTGCTAATAATACTAGTTTAACTCTAACAGCAAATGCCTCAGTAGCGATAGCAAATACTACAGCAAGATTTAACCCATACGGTGTTCCTTATACAGTAGCAAATGCTAATAGTGAAATTATTCCAGCAAATACTGTAGAAAATAGTATCATTGTAGGTCAAGGCAACATTGTTTCTTACTTGTCATTAGCAGGCGCCAATAGTATATTCTCTATCACAGAGTTGGGTATGCCTCATTCAAACACTGGTACATCCGGTGTTAATCCAGTTGGAATTAACCCATCTGGCGTACCCAACTACTAATTTTTAGCTCCTTGAGATAAATATATTATACATTCGCATTCGGCGAGTTTATGCGGTCCCCGCCGCGTAGTGACTAGAACTCACTAATATTTCAAGGAGAAACAAATGGGACGCCCTCTAAAAATCGCAA